GATGGATGCAGATGGTCGTATAGGTGGAGAGCCTGTACCAGCCACACCAACAGAAGGCGGTATGGAGGGTATGCAGGACATAACGGAAGAAGATCTAGTCGCACTAGAACAAGCTATGGCTACAGGGGTAGCTGATGGCGGCTTGATGGATAAGTTAGCTACTGCCGCTAAGAGTGATAAGTTAATCAATGCTCGTATGAACGCTAAAGGTATGTCTGTAGGTTACGCAGAGGGTGGCGCAGTTCAAGCTCCTCTAAACACTGATCCTACAAGAGTAGATGCTCTTATTGATAAGTTTATGATAGCCGCACAGAATAGCCCAGCGTTAATGCAAGAGCTTGCTAGTAGAGGTGTTACATTAAATACTACTGGTGCTAACATGAATCCTCAAGAGATGCAGTCAGCTAACAGTCAAACTGAAAGAGCTTTTAATACAGGTGGTGCATTAGGTTTTACACCTAGTAATTATGGGTTAGGTTTCTCTGTCTTTGGTGGAGGTTCAGGAGCAGGGTCTTCTCCGGTACAAGAAATCGAGACTATTATGGTTGAGTATTATAACCCTACTACAGGTGATACTATGATGATAGCTCATGATAAAGCTACTAACCAACCTACTCAAGTTGTACCTGCAGGTTATATAATAAGACCAGCAGGAACAGGCACTCCTGTTACTCCTGTTGATCCAGTAAAGCCAGAAAATAGAGACGACGATACTCGTAGTGCCTCTCAGAAGCTATTAGAAGAATCCATGAAAGATACAAAATGGATGGAAAGATATGACTATAGTAGCCCTGAAGGTCTTTATCAGACTACTAAGCAAGCTATGGAAGCTGAACTGGAAGCTCAACATGGTATAGTACAGTTCATCAGTAAGTTTGATAAGACTGGTATTATGGCTAAAAGACCTCAACTTATGATACTAGGTCAAACTAATGCACACATACGTATGTTAGAAAAACAAGGAAATACCTCTGCGGAAGAAATAAAAGAACTTAAAGATCTAGCCGCACAATATAAAGAACAACACGGACTAGGAGGCCCACTTATGGGTCTAGTATCTAACGGTTGGGGTTTAACAGATGTAATTAATGATACTCTTGGAGATGACTTATTTGCTAATACTGCATCATCAAGAACTAGTGTTGGTACTTCTTTTGATCCTGTAGGTTCAACTGAAGCACAAAGAACTTTAAGTTCTGATAGAGACAGAACAGTCAGTAAAGCAGAGTCTGCCAGAATATCTGACACTGTAGCCGCTATGAGAAATAAAAGTGGTAAGGCTACAGTAGATGCATCTAAAAGTCGTACAGATTCTAGCGGTAAAAGGGCTGGCGATGTAGGTTACGAGAGTGCCTTAGCTAAAAGAGCTAGACTAGCTAGAGAAAGTACCTCTAGTCCTGTCCGTAAGACAAGCTCTAACAATAACTCTAATAGTAGAAACAATACCTCTAGTAACAATAACTCTTCTAAATATAGTGCAGGTAGAGGACGAACAGGTAACAGTAAAACCGATTGGAGCAAGCCCGGAAAGTATAATAAGGGCGGCTTGATGAAGAAGAAAAAGAAATAACTAAAAGACTATCCTATAAAAACTATAAGGCTACCCAGCTAAAAAGCTGGCCCCAACATAAAGGAAAACAATATGGCTGATTTAGAAACAATGGAATCTCCTAAAGTAGCAGGGTTTGTTGACCCTAACTATACCAATAAAGCTAATAGGAGACGTATAGAGCAAGAAGAAGAAGAGCTAGATAAGCTCATGAAAGGGGAACAGAATGAGGAAGATACTTCAGAAGATCAAGAACCTGATGGTGAGACTCAAGAACTTAGTGATGAATCTGATAAGAAAGATGAAACGTTAAGTAGTGAAGAACGTACATACAAGAAACGTTATAGTGATTTACGTGATCATCTAAACAAACAGTCTGCAGAGATTAAACAACTACAGTCTAAACTAGAGAATGCTGAAACAAGCGGTACTCTTAGGCCACCTAAGTCAGACGAAGATATCGAGGCGTGGGCTAATGAGTTTCCTGATATTGCGGCTATAGTAGAAACTATTGCATCTAAGAAAGCAGAGGAACGATTCTCTGGTGCTGAGGCAAGACTAAAAGAGATTGATCGTATTAGTGAAGAAGCTACTCGTAGTAAGCTAGAACAAGAGATCAGAGCCATACACCCTGACTTTGATGAACTACGTGATAGTGATGCTTTTCACGATTGGGCTAAGAAAGAACCTAAGTGGGTCAAAGATGCTCTATACGACAACTCTGAAGACCCTGCGTCAGTTGCTCGTGTAATAGATCTATACAAGATGCACAATGGTTTAGATACTAAGTCTAAAAAGAAAGCTACTAAAGCGGCGGCTTCTGCAGTAGTAACTAAACGTTCTACTAAGCCTGACTCTAACGACACAGCAGGGCACTTCAGCGAGTCTCAAGTACACAAGATGACAGCTATTGAGTACGAGAAAAACTCTGATGCTATCATGGAAGCAATACGTGCAGGTAAGTTTACCTATGATATGACAGGTGGCGCACGATAATTGCAAATAAAGTATTGACATCTATAGACTATAATGTATAACTATAGGTGTCTTTAACCTGTAGTAAGCCTCACACTGTGACTACCTTACTATTAAGACACTATCTCAATAAGTCTAAACATACCAATAATAAGACCTACCTGAATAAGTATAGGCCCGTGTAGTTTAACATTGTGACTGATCCTTACAACTTAAATATACATGCACCCTAGAAAGTACAGCCTCTTATCGGTTCGTTTAGCTTACTTAAAACTAAGCCAAACACCTAATGGAGGATTATAATGGCATTTGCATCCGCAAGCGGATATACAAACTTACCGAATGGTAACTTTAGTTCCGTAATTTATTCAAAAAAAGTACAACTTGCATTCCGCAAGTCCACAGTATGTGGAGACATAACTAACTCTGATTATTTCGGTGAGATCGCTGCACAAGGCGATACAGTGAAAATTATAAAAGAGCCTGAAGTAAGCGTATCAGCGTACAAGCGTGGCACAACTATTGCTGCACAAGATTTAGCAGACGCAGACTTCTCACTCGTTGTAGACAAAGCTAACTACTTTGCTTTCAAGATTGACGATATCGAAGAAGCACACTCTCATGTAAATTTCATGGACTTAGCTACAAACCGTGCGGCTTTCCGCTTGGCTGATCAGCATGACCAAGAAGTATTGGGTTACTTAAGTGGTTATAAACAGTCTGCTCTACATGCTAATGCAGCCGCAGTCAACGATGCAGTAAATGGAACTAAAGCTAATACAGCTGCTGGTTCAGACGAATTACTTGCAGCTAACAAGCTGAAAAAAGGTGACTTCGGAAACATTACTACAACTTCAGCAGGAGATCACTCGATCCCAGTTGCGGCACGTTTACCCGGAGCAACTGCTCTACCAACAGCATACGTATCACCAGCAATGTTGATTTCACGTATGGGTCGTTTGTTAGATCAGAACCAAGTAGACACTGCAGGTAGATGGCTAGTACTTGATCCTATCATGATGGAAGTCCTTCGTGATGAAGATTCACGTCTGTTTAACGCAGACTTCGGTGAGTCAGGTGGATTACGTAACGGTCTAGTCTTGAACAACTTCCACGGCTTCCGTGTATATACTTCAAGTAACTTACCTTCAGTAGGTACTGGTGCAGGAACTACAAACACAGCTAACCAAAATGCTAACTACGGTGTTATCGTAGCTGGTCATGATTCAGCTGTAGCAACTGCAGAGCAAATCAACAAAACAGAAACATACCGTGATCCAGATTCATTCGCTGACATCTGCCGTGGTATGCATCTTTACGGGCGCAAGATCTTACGTCCAGAAGCGTTGGTCACAGCTAAATATAACTTAGCATAATAAAACAATTTGAGGGGGCTGGCTTTATGTTAGCCCCTTTACGTACATTTAAAATCTCGTAGGAATTAACATGGCGACTTATATAAACCTAGTGAATGAATTACTTCGTCGTCTTAACGAAGTCGAGATTGGTGAAGCAGACTTTGCTACAACTAAAAACGTTCAGTCTCTAGCTAAAGATGCTATCAATTCCTCTATACGTGAAATACTACAAGATGCACAAGAGTGGCCTTTCACTTTAGTAACATATCAACAGACATTATCTTCTGGTACTAACACGTATGACTTCCCTTCTGACTTTTCAAAAGCTGACTGGGAAACTTTCTATTTAACAAATGCAGAATCTGCCTACCCTACACAACTACCTAGCATCTCTTACGAAAGTTATGTATCAGAAAAGAGAAGCTTAGATGATGTAGCTGGTACAGGTGGCTACGGTAAACCTACCACTATATACAAAACACAAAGCACTAAGTTTGGAGTTACTCCTCCTCCAGATGCTTCTTATGTTGTAGAGTATAGCTACTGGAAGTTTCCCGTAGACCTAAACCTAAGCACAGATGTTTGTATAATACCCGACAGATTCCGACATGTAGTACTTGATGGTGCTATGATGTACTTAATGCACTTTAGATCTAATGAACAGTCTGCTCAGTTACATGCAGATAAGTTTAAAAAAGGTATAAAGACTATGCGTAGACTATTAGTAGACAGTAAGGATTACCTAAGTTCTACTGTGATAAACCGTATGGGAAACTCTTTCTATAAGAATAATGTTTAGATGGTAGATAAGCTTAGCACATACCTGTCAGTTTGTACAGGAGGGTTGATCACTAACGTAGATCCCTTAACTCAAGCCTCTGGCTTATCTGGTAGTGCTATACGTATGATTAACTATGAACCTGCCCTAGCTGGTGGGTATCGTCGTATTAGTGGTTATTCTAATGAGTATGGTACTGTCCCCGGAACAGGCCCTGTACTAGGTGTAGCAGTAAATGGCAACTTACATGATGGTATATTTGCATGTAGAAAACCTACATCTGGGCATGACTACTTATATAGATGGCAGGACTCAAATGATTCTTGGGTAGCTATACCTGAAGCTGGTAACCCTGATATGACTAATGTATCTAGAATTAGATTTACTAGTTATAACTGGTCAGGCGAAGTATTACTTCTTACGGATGGTTTTAATCCAGCGGCAATATATGACGGAACTAACTACACACAAATAACTCATGCTCAAGCTCCAGATGATCCTAAGTACTCAGAAGAGTTTGCCTCTCACGTTTTCTTGTGTGGTGACTCAAGTGAACCTTTTAATTTATTTTTTAGTGCTCCTTTAAATGCTACAGATTTTAGCCCTGCTAATGGTGCTGGTGTTATTAATGTAGGTTATACTATAACAGCTATTAAAAAGTTCCGTAATCAATTATAT